GTAGAAACTAATACACGAGAAGATGCTTTTAGTTGCTTACCATTGTATTTTTCAGGTGATGTGTATTTAGAAGCTATAACATCTAACCCTCAAAAATATATTGTAGATACTACTGATTGGGTTTTCACTACTGTTGTATCAACAATAAACAATGATCCTAATCAAGTTTATCCACTTGAAATGCATGATAAATACAACATTGAATATCCAAATTGTTTACAATATTACAATGATACATATCATAGTTATTTAGGCGGTGTAGTTATACATTCACAAGGTCCACTACCTTCAGAATTTATAAATAAATTAACAGAGAATAATTATGTTCTTATATAAAGTAGAAAACAAAAAATCTAAATTGCAAGGTGAGGGTTTATTTACTTTAGAAGATATAAAAAAAGGTTCTGTAGTTTTTTATTGGGGAGTTGAGGAAGAAGGAGATAGAGTAATTAGTGAAGATGTTTATTTAGAAAAACGTAAAGACTTATTAGATGAAACTTTTCAAAAAACAGCCATACGTTATGTGCATGATAAGTTTCTTCACTGTACTGAGTGGGGTTTAGATTGTTACATGAACCACTCATACCATCCAAATATTTTATATTATTGTGGTCTAGGATTTGCAAAAGAAGATATAAAACAAGGTGATGAATTAGTAGCAAATTTTGAATATTTTTTATCAGATAAAGATTCTGCATATTTCACAGATGCAGAAACTGGTTTAAAAGTTATTGGTCTTGAGCATGACCAATGTTTAAAACAACAAGCTAAAGAAATATTTTCATTATTTAGTGATAAAATGATTTGTAAAATTGATGGTTGTTGTGAACATTTAGACTTTTTACCAAAAAATAAAAATAAGGAACAAAACAATGCCTAATGATGATAAAATTCATATAGATCGTAATGATCACAAATTAATCATTGAAAAAAAACAAGATGTAGCTCCAGTATTAGAGCAAAACAAATTGTTTAGAAATCATATACCTGAAGCACAAAAAGGTGATTTGCAAAGAATTGCACAGATACCATTAATTGCACTGCAAATAAAAACTAAAGAATTATTTGGGCATTCTAATTGGCACAGGTTAGACAAAGATACACAAAAAACTATTATTAGACGAATGGTTAATAGTAGTGAATATGCACATTTTAGAACAGGAAACAAAGGATTATAATGGCACTTAATACTTATTCAGGATTACAAGCATCTGTTGCAAACTTTTTAGCTAGAACAGATTTAGGTACAGAAATTATAGATTTTATTGCTTTGACAGAAGCAGAATTTAATAGAGAGCTGCGTATACGCCCTATGGAAACTACTATAAGTTTTACTATAGATGCAGAAACAGAAACATTACCTACTGGTTTTTTAGGTGTAAGAAGTTTCTTTTTAAATAGTAGTGGTAAACAAGTATTAACTTTTATTACACCATATCAACAACATCAAACACAGGGATCTAGCACAACTGGATTACCTAAAGCTTACAGTATTGAGGGTTCTAATTTTAGATTTAGTCCTATACCATCAGGTACAAGCACAGCAACATTAACGTATTATAAAGCTTTTGATGCACTATCAAACACAAATACATCAAACTATATATTATTAAACCATCCTAATGTTTATTTATATGGAGCATTGTATCATGCTTCTAATTTTATTAGAGGTATAGATCCAAATATTGTAGCACAATGGAAAGAACAATTTGTTAACAGTATTAATTTAATTAATGCACATGATGAAAAAGAATCTTATAATGCTACACCATTGGTACAAAGAACAGATATTAACCATAATAATTTAGATAACGTAAACTAATGCAAGTACCTTTTGCAGAATGGCTACCAGACCTACCAGATCATTTAAATCCTGGTGCAACTGTTGCACTAAATGTTTATCCTGCAGTAAATAGTTATCGACCTTGGAAAGCTATACAGGCACAGCCAAATATATCAGCTTTAGCTACAAGGGTACATGGAGCTGCTGCATTTAAAGATGATGGTGGTACATCTTACATATTTGCTGGTAAAGCTGATAAACTATATAGATTAAGTTCTAACACATTTAATGACATTAGTGGCAGTCAAACTTTTGGTACTACAGTACATCATTACTGGGACTTTATTAAATTTGGTGAAGATATAATTGCTTTTAATGGCAATGAAACACCACAAAAATTTACTATGGGTACATCTTCTAATTTTTCTGCATTGACTAATGCTCCTGCATTTAGACATGCAGCTGTTGTAAACAATTTTGTAGTAACTGGATATCAAGGAACATTTCAAAATAGAGTACAATGGTCTGCAGTAAATGATGCAACAACATGGACAGCAGGATTAAATTTAGCTGATTTAGAAGATTTACCTGAAGGTGGTGTAGTTACAGGTATTACTGGTGGACAGTATGGATTAATATTTCAAGAAAATAGAATTACACGAATGGACTATCGTGGCGGTGCTATTGTTTTTTCTTTTAGAAGAATAGAAGATAACAGAGGCGCAATACAAGGTAAGTCTATTATTAAAGTAGGTAATTTAGTGTATTTTTATTCTGCTGATGGTTTTTATGTTACTGATGGTAATGGATCAAAACCTATTGGTAATGGTAAAGTAGATAGATTTTTTGCAGGTGATATAAAACCAGACTTAGCTGAAAGAGTAAGAGCTACACATGATGCAGAAAATAAATTAATTATATGGTCCTACCCATCTGTTAATTTAAACATTAATGCTACTGCTAA